AAGATCTAGGTTAGCATGACCACCTGAATACAGGCTCCAGCGGTACGGGAACATGGACTTAGAACTGTTGAGCCAGTTCATTTGCTCCATGTCTGTGAGTCCTTGCGGTAACCTAGCAGGGTCTACATATGGCTCGTTACGCTGCTTGCCTATAAATGTTCCATAGAAACCTGATATAGCTGGAAGAAAAACCGCGTATTGGCTTTGCCCATCTAGGCCAGTCTGTTTCGCGGTAAGGTTGTCTTGAACAACAGGTTCAGTCATTATTTGCTTTGCGCTGGAAGAATGTAATTGTAAAGGGCCATGCCTGAATCAACTGTGATTTGTGCTGCACCATCATCGCTAATGCGTACAATTTTGTCACCAGTTAAATCCATAATACTAGCAAACTGTTTAGCAGGCCAAGACCATGTGCGTTTAAGTTGACCAGTTACACCAGATTGGAACACAAAGTTACCAGCGTGTGTGCTATGATCACCAAAGAAGAACTTGAGGTTGCCATTTTCAGTCTTGGCTTGAAAATTAGGTTCTTCAGCATTGGCTGCCATTTGCCACTTTAGGCGCTGGATGGCTGCATTGGTTGGCTCAAATTCAATGTGCCAGTTAGCGCCACGGAACTTGGCAGTTTTAAGTTTTTCGTTCACAACACCTGATGCCATGAATCTATAATTGTTCTTGAAGTCGCCAGCTGCGTTTTCAAAATTAATACCATCAGGTTCGTTTGTTGCTCTGTGTGTGATGCTGAGTTTGGCATCTTCTCGATACTCTTGTAAGTTCAACAATGTTTTGAGTTTGCCTAAGTTAGGCATACCAAACGTGCCTACAAAGTCAGCCACAGGATTGTGAAACTTTGCTTGCACTACTACGCTCAAATCTTCAGCCAGTGCTGAGATTTCAGTTGTTTCAGTGTCTCCTACAATTTTGATTAGGTCAATGCAACCCAGATCAAACGTGTGCTCTACTAAGTCTTTAAGACAGTCTTTCATAAAATTCTCCTTGTGTGTTAGTATATAGGTTTTATTGCGGAATAGCAATTATTTCGGCAAGGCTTTGTCCGCCTCGCAAGGTTTTAAGTTTGCCAGGTTGAGTAAACTCAACCCAACTAAGGTCAGCAACAGCATCAGTAGCTGATACCAGTTCAAGTCCAGCATCTGTTGCAGCTTGTACGACCAGGCGTTTGGGCGTGTAGCACATCCACGATCTTTCAGCAAGTCCAATACCATGTGAACGATCACAGTTGTTGTAGGTCATAATAAAAGAACCGCCAGGTCGCAATTTACTAGCAATTTCATGAATGTAACGTCGTATTATTTCCATAGGACAATAGTTAAAGTAATTGTAAGCAAACACAACACCAAACTGTTTACCAGGTAATTCGTTAAGTATTGCTCTGCCAGTATAGTTGTTAACAATATACTGACGTAGTCTGCGTTGATAGTGTAGGTCAAATCTTTGTACAGCTGGATCCAATAAGTCTTGATGGGTATCTACTACATACAAAGGATCCATCGGAACCATGTGTTCAATCCAAGAATCGTTGCGTGGTCCAATTATCATTCCTGGAAAGCGCCAATCTGTAAACTGCTTGAGTCGGTGCTCAATAATTTCTCGGGACTTGTGATCGATACTCAGTTGCCTTGTGAGAGTATGCATTGTACTATCGTGACGCATTTCCTGATCAAACAATCGGTAACTGCTGGCCAGGTATTCAGGTTCTTGCTCGTGCAGCAGCTGAGTTAGTCTTTGTTGAATACGTAACTGTGTTTGCTTAAATTTTCCAAGACCTTGTTGCAAGTGATCAAACACTTGCTCAAGGTCTTGGGAACATGTATCAATCTGCAGTTTGTGATTTACAATCACATGCAACACTGCAGCTAATCTTTTCGTAGACTCAACAGCTTCGTTGTGCACATCTAAGGACTCTAGGTGATTCAAGTAAGCAACAATTTCACTCAGTTTCATGAAAAGTCAAACAGGCTAGTAAATGTATTGTCAGTATTGGTAGCAGATGCTAGGTCCCAGTTCAGCACACCCAACAAATTGTCTACTTTGCCATCAACAACAGTAGATTCCATAGTAGAATCATCAAACGGCAGTTCAACAAACCAAGCAGGCAGTCGCTGTTCATCAGTAGGATAACCAATGCTGGTCCAGCCCAGCGCATTGCTTTTGAGTTTACAAACGATAGTTTTCATACCGTCCACAATCTGCATACTGTAGTTGTCGCTGTTCATTTTGCGCATTTGATTCCAGTTAAGTGCAGCTCTTACGTGTCCAGGCATGTTGGCTTTGCCTTTTTCAGCTTCGGCTGCACGATACTTGGTCAAGTTGTTCACACGTTTTGGACTTCCTTTTTCCCAGGCTGGTCGCTCTTTGAATTCATACTTGAATTCTCGAATGCGGTCGATTACAGCATCTCGGTTTGCGCCAGCTAGTACTTTATTTAGAATTTCTAACAAGAACTCTTGAATAACTTTGGGTGTGTCTGAACGCTTGAGATCTAGGCCGGTTGCTTTGGTTTTGCCTGACTTGCCATTGACATCGTAGCGTTGTCCTTCAACATCAATGGCATTGACTGCATAGCGTTTCTTGGTGATAAACAACCCTCGATCTGCCACAGTCTCACGACCTGCTTTGATCAGTGATCCCATTTCACGTGGACAATGAAATGCCTGTTCCATAAATGCTGGAAAACTTTCGTTTACTTGATCAGCAATTGAATCGTACAATGCAATACAAGTGTCAGCGCTCCATTCCATACGACCTGCTTCTACTTCTTTTTTCAGCACAGGCCATGCACTAAAGTAACACGAGTCTGTGTCACCGTAGATAATAGCAGCGCCTACATGATCGTATGTGCCAGTAATGCACTCGTTCAAGTATGCGTCCATATGCTTTGCAATTGCACGACCAGTAAGAGTAGTAGACTGACCGATGCGCTTATCAAAAAATCTACAGCCAGGATTAAGAATAGCTCCATACAACGAGTTCAAGTTAATTTTTTTCACAAGCTGTCGCTTGTCCCAGAACGCAACTTCTTTTGGATCAGTTGCAGCTTTTTTCTTGGCTTGTAGTTCTTTACGTTCAGCGTACCATCTTTCTAGCAAGCCAGGAATAATACCTTTCTTTTCGTAAGTAAGGATAGTACCGTTGGCACTCAGCATCCAAGGCTGGTTGCTGTCAAAAATTATTTTCCAAATTTCGGCAGCTGAATGAGTACTTTCAGAACCGTCTTGCCAGTCAATAGCAATTTCTGTACCTACTTCACTGTTCATCACAGCTTCGTATTCAAAGCTACCAAATAATCCTTCCCATGCTCCTGCAAAACTACTGCCAGCTGCCAGTTTGTCTCGAATGTACTTGTCAGTCATTACTGGACGCAACTGTGCCACAATGGTTTCAGGGCCCATGTTCAAAGCACGAATCGCGCTAGGATACAGTGAGTTAATGTCAACTGACCCTACCCACTCATGCACACCTTTCTTAGGATACGCAACGTATGCGCCTGCTGCTTGATTTTCTTCGCTGTCATTGCGCGGCTTACGATTGGGCACAACCATGCCACGTTCGTGTGCTTCCACAATGATCGCCTGCTCAGTCACAGCCACAGCGCCCATTGTGGTCTGTAACAGCACAGTGTTAGCATGTGCCAGTTCGTTTGCTAAGTCCAAGAAGCGCAGTTTCTTGTCCAACTCAGCAAGACCAATTACGTCTTGACGGTTGTACTTAATAAACTTCTTAAAGTTCTGATTGTACAACTGGTCCAAAGTGCCTTCAAACTTAGTCTTGCCATCTAGTCCTTCATACTCAAGAATAGAATCTAAGCTGTAGCTATGGCGTTCTTCGTAAGTGTACTTGCGGTACAACTGCATGTAGTCCAAATGTACACGGCCCACCAAGTCGTACGTTTCTTGTTCAGCACCAAAGCGCTCAAAGACACGCTTCTTAGGCAACTGTCCCCACAGACAAAACTTACGAGTATCGTCTTTGCTCAAGATTCGAATTGTACGGTTTACTGTGTAAGGAATATCGTAACCTTCTGAGTTCCAACCACTGAGTACGTCAGCATCTTCAATCAGATCCAAAAACACCTTGAGCATTTCTGATTCAGATTCAAAAATAAGTGTGTTTTCAAAATCATTTACAAGATCTTGTGCAGTAGCAACAGTCATGTGCTTGGGTGGCACAGCCAGTGTTACTAATTGATCTAACCAGTCTAGATAAACAGAGATAGCAGTAATTGCGTTGAACGGATCTTCCACAGGTGAAAATCCTCGCTTGGAACACCAGTCTACTTCGATGTCAAAGAAAGCTGTTTGCAACCCCGGAGCGTCTTGACCTTTGTAATTGTCTTCAAGACAACGGAAGATCGGGTTGATATCGCTTTCGTATATCTGCTTGTTGGAATGTGTACGTACTTCGTTGCGGAACTCTTTGTTGTTTCGTGTGCTGAATCTTGACACAGGTGTACTGTAGATAGACTGAAACTTGCCCCGAGGATCGTCGTAGTAAAAAATGTAATTGGCTGGGTATTCGCGATATACCCGGGCACCGTCACGTCGTTCTACCACGTGAATGCGATCGTGGGCACGATCATAAAAACTGTCTATATAACTCATTTAACTCCATTTATGGCTGGTAAGCCGTGATTCATGCTCGTAATGTGAGCGACTCGGAAATATTTATTATGAATAATATTGATCATAGATTTTATCAAGCAGACGTTTAAAATCAGCACGGGCCAGATCGTTAACATTGTCTTGCCAGTATTTCAATTGGGCTAAATTATGTTGAGATGCTGCATGCAATCGGTCCCAGTGTTTTACTGTGTCAAAATCTAGCAGTTCTTGTGCCATGTCTAATATTACCGTTTGTCTGTGAATGTTAAATTCAATATTGTCGTAACGGTTATGATCTATTAGATCATCTAAGACATCAAACCCCCAATCACGCAAATATCTTACTGCGTGTTGACTGCAGAACAACAACCAAGGTCGCGGCAATCTCAAGCTGCGTATAATTTTTTCAGTTATGGTCAGTTGGTCGTTGTTGTCAAAATACGTTTCTAACACAATGTTAAAACGACTTTGCATAATCAAATCATCAAGATCAGCATCTTTGTCAAAATTTTGATATGGCACTATATCTTTTGCTATTGCATGTTCATCAGCAAAGATAGTCATGTATTTTTGATACTGTTCTTCAAATGCTTGACCGGCGGTCATATGACCAAACTCGTTTAGTCTTTTGTTGTTCATGAGAAACGAAACAAATCCATGTGGCAACAAATTTCGTCGAATCAGTTGATAAAACCAACTTTGCCTCGACGGATCCATACGTCCAATAACGCAACAAAAATCTTTTACTGGTGTAACGTTGTCAAACGTTTGATTGTAATCCTTGTAATACCAGGAATACACCGCTGGGGTCAGTTGTGTAAAATATGATTCAGTCAATGACTTACGAGAATTACGATATACTGTAGAAGAAAGTAATACAGATTTCCGATTGAGAGTTTGTTGGAAATTTAGCTCAGACAAAACATCATCGCTGGCTGCATCACCAAAATACAAATATACATCCACGGGCAAATTGGCAGAATAAGAGATACATAATCGATTAGTCTGCCTGTCAGTGAGCCGGCTTTTATATAGTGCTTTTTCATCATCAGTAAATATTCGTGGAAAAATACACGGATGTTTTTCCAGGTCCTGCATTAGATGAGTTAAAAGAGCTATGGGATTTGAGTGTTCGTAGTTGTATTCCACTACAGGGTCTTACCGACCGTTTCGAGAATTGTTTCTAGCAATTCATGATCTTGTTTGGCTTTGCCAAATTCAGCCTTGTGTGCTAGCCTAATAGCTTTTTTAAGCACAGCAGGTTTGATTTCTAGTTCTTCTGCAATGGCTTTGATAGTGTCATTCAAGCCGTCAGTGAGAGTTTCAATCTCATGTGTAACTTGCATACCTTCGTTGATAATTTTGGTGAGTTTGATCTTTTGATCGCCGTTGAAAGTTTTTTCTGACATATAAATCTCCTTGATTGATGATACGTTAAGTATAACAGAAATTTCTGTTGAGATCAAGGAGATTTGGGGCAGATTGTTCTTTTAGGCTTCTTCGATATAGTCTTGATTTGTGTTTTGACGACGCTTTTGGAATAATTGCACAGCGGTGTTAGCATGGTCTATGTTTTGGAAACGAGTAGGCAAGCTGCGACCACTATGGCGCACTTCAAATCCTTCGTTTTCGTTGCCGTAGATTTCTAACACAGCACCGTCTTCCATAGTCACTGTTTTAACCGGCTGTTGCGCTGCTACTGCCTGAGTGCTAGCAGTTTGGTTAATGTTGTGTGCTAATTCAGAATCTTCAAAGTCTTCGTCTACTTCTTCGTCAGTCATTCCTAGTTCTTCTTTGGCTTTGTCAACTAAGTCACGGTCAATCTTAGATTTGTTTTCTAACTTTTCAAGATAGTCCACAAACTTTCGTTTAACTTTGCCTAGCATGTCTTCGTCAATATCTTGCATAGTTTCAGCAAGTGCAGATTGTGGCTTAACTGAATCACCAACCAGTTTGCCAGCCAGTGGATTATTGGGATCTTTTTTACTGCCTAGCACAGGAGAAATGTTTCTGGGTTTAAACAGTGATGGCAACTGACCAGCTGATTTTTGTTGTGATGTTAGTCCTGGCATCTTGGGCATAGCAGGAGATATTTTAGCCTCCACTGCTACAAAGCGGTCAAGTATGCTTTTAATGTCGTTACTCATGCTCGTTGGTCCTTCAAAAAACTTCTCAGCATCCAGCCATGCTTGCCTAT